CATCGGGGAGGCAATGGCATCAATCACTCAGAATCTCGGTGATCTTGATGACGCGTCACTGCAGAACGTAACCGAATCAGCGTTCGCATTGCGTGATACGTTCGGATACGAAATACCGGAGTCAACCAGAGCAGCCAAGGCTATGATGGATAATTTTGGTACATCTGGCGAAGAGGCAATGAATCTTATTGCTGCAGGTGCTCAGAATGGACTTGATTATTCCGGAGAGCTTCTCGATAGTATCTCAGAGTATTCTGTACAGTTCGCAAAAGTTGGACTGGACGCTGATGATATGTTCAAGGTATTCCAAAAGGGCGCGGAATCCGGAGCTTTTAACCTGGACAAGGTTGGTGATGCAGTCAAAGAGTTTTCTATCCGTGCCATTGATGGTTCTGATACGACAGTTGACGGATTTAAGCGCATTGGTCTTAATGCTGATGAGATGGCAGCAAAATTCTCTGCCGGAGGTGATACCGCAAAGCAGGCATTTCAGGAGACCATTGCAGCTCTTGCGTCTATGGAAGATCCATTGGAACAGAATACCGCAGGCGTTGATCTGTTCGGTACTATGTGGGAGGACCTTGGACCCGAAGCTGTTACGGCATTAGCAAGTATTGAAGATGGTGCTTATGATACTGCCGGAGCGATGCAGCAGATCAAGGACATCAAATACGATGATATCGGTTCCGTATTTGAGGGACTAAAAAGAAGTCTCGAAGTATTAATCGTCCCATTAGGTGAGCAGTTAATTCCGCTTTTGGCGGAGTTGATTGATGATACGCTGCCATTATTGGAAGATGCTCTTCCACCGATTGTTGATGCCGTATCAGATGTAATCGAAGCATTACAGCCGGCTATCGAGGATGTTCTTCCAGTACTAATGGACTCTCTTGCAGATATCGGAGAACCTCTTATGGATCTCGTGAATGAGATTCTCCCAGTGTTACTGAGTGCGATTAACGATATCTTGCCGTTAGCAGCGCAATTGGTTGGAGAAATCCTGCCGGTTATTACGAACCTGCTGAGTATGTTACTTCCACCGTTGGTGGAAATAATCAGCGCGTTATTGCCGCCACTCATTGAGTTGGTATCGGCATTGATGCCGATTTGTGAGTCGTTAATAGGTGTGCTTCAGCCGATTCTTGATTTATTTACAAGTCTTTTAACGCCGATTGTAAATCTGATATCTCAAGGATTGACTCCGCTGGTAAATGCAATTACTCCAGTAATACAAATTATTTCCAGTCTGCTGATTCCGATTTTAAACAGCCTTGGAAGCGTGTTTTCCAGTGTATTATCTGGAATGTTGTCTAACACAACAAGTATTATTGGTAACATTACCAATATACTGAGAAACTTAATAGACTTCATCAGGAACGTATTTACGGGAAATTGGCGTGGAGCATGGGAAAACGTAAAACAGATTTTCAGCAATGCGGTGTCGGGCCTGGCTACAATTTTTAAGGCTCCAATCAATGCGATTGTAGATGGCTGGAACGGATTGGCTGGTAGCCTTGGAAGTGTAACTATCCCAGACTGGGTACCAGGAATCGGAGGCGGTTCCTGGAGCCTTCCAAAGATGCATCGAATGAAGATAGGTATGGACTATGTGCCTTATGATTTGTATCCGGCATACCTGGACGAAGGCGAGTGGGTACTTACCAAAGAGGAGGCGGACGTGCTTAGATCTTATGGTGGCTTGGAAGGAATGATTGGAATGATTGACCGAAGCGCGCCGAGTGTCAATGTGAGTATACAGGGACAGAGCAAAGATTTTGATTATGAGAAATTTGGACGAGCCACAGTTGACGCCATGCTTGCAGCGGGGATTGGATTTAAGTGTGACGATAGAGAGTTTGCGAGACTGATAAAGGATTTGATTGATTATGTATAGTATCTATTACATTGGAGCACAGAACTCTGAAAGAATTGACTTCTGCCAGTGGCCGTATATGGTCACTGGTGGAGACTTGTTCGATGGAGAGTTTGATGCAATTGAAGATGATGACAGGATTCAAGGGTGGGAAAGAAAAATCACCAGTAAAAAGCTAAATATAGAAATACATGCAGTTGGAGTGTCATTGGAGCAAGCTATTGATCAATTAGAAAATGTAGCTGAAAAAGATGTGTTGAATACAACGCCAGGACGACTCTATGTTGGATCCAGCTATATGAAAGGCTGGCTTGTCGGAACAACAAAAGACCGATGGCTGCAAGATCTTGATAGTATTAGCAACGAACTGATATTTAAGAGTGATTATCCGTATTGGATTACAGAGGAAGAATTCCATTTTTATAAGCAAGGAAGCGGGAATGCTGAAAAAATGGAATGGCTGGAATTTCCATATAATTTTCCGTATGAATTTTCTAAGGTTAGGAACTTACAGTATATCAATAATAGCAATTATACAGCTTCGGGTTTTAAGATGATTATCTATGGACCGTGTATTAATCCGCTGATCCGGATTGCAGGACACATATACGAGCTTCGTACAACTCTGTATGAAGGTGAATATGCTGTAATCGATTCAAGTACCAGATATGCGAAAGACCGAAAAATTGTAAAAGTAAGAAATGATGGAACGGAAGAAAATCTTTTTAACAGCAAGAACAATGCAAGCTCTATCTGGGAAAAAATACCAGCAGGCTTAAGTATCGTGTCGTGGAATGGCGCGTTTGGGCTTGATATTATCTTGTTTAATGAAAGGGGGACACCAAGATGGACTTCACGCTAACTGATATTTATGGCCGGGAAATGGGTCCGCTTGAACATTGTGGTGTCAACATGGTTCTTGGTACAGATAATGATTTTCAGATAACCATACAGAATGGATTATATGATAAAGAACGGCATGGAAAGAATTGCAGATTTTTCTGTCCGGAAACAGAGTATGGTGGATTGATCCGAAATACTAATCCAGTAACGGCTGATAAACAGGTCAAGTTGACAGGAATGACGTGGAGAGGTTTGTTGAATCAACGAGCAATTAATCCAGCCAAGAATGCATACGTTTATCTGAATGGTGAGGCAAATACGGAATTATCTGCATATATTACAAAACTTGGGATGACGGAATTGTTCGAGGTATCCAGAGAAGATAGCGGGATTATCCTTAATAACTATCAAGTCCCATTGCAGACGATGCTACTAGATGCTTTTGACCAGGCACTTGCATTGCAAGACGCAAGACTTGAAATTCGGTACAAACAAGGACCGGCAAACGGAAGAGGGTATGTGCTGCTCCGAGCAGTATCGATTACAAACCACTCCAGTAATATAGAACTGAATGAGGACGGATCTGTAAAGCTAAATATCTTGGATTATCAAAATGGGGTTAATCATCTTATCTGTCTTGGAGCGGGTGAGGTCGAGCAACGCCAGCAGGTAGATCTCTACGCATGGCCAGACGGAAGTATCCGGAAAGAACAGTATTATACAGGCATTGACCTGATAGAACAGTATTACGAGAATACGACTGTTGATACTTTGGCAGAATTGGAAGAGGAAGGTAGGGATAAATTTGATGAGTTGAAGAATTATAAGCAATTAAAAATATCTGTAGATGATACAGATCTTGAACTTGGAGATATTGTTGGTGGCCGAGAGCGTATCACTAATATTTACATGGCGGCGCCGGTTATCCGGAAGATTGTAGATGTTACGGGAAGAGGTCGCACGAGCATCTCGTATAAGTTGAAAGGAGAAGAGTAATGGCAGAATTTATAGAAACTACCTTAATGGACGGGTTTGCCGATGGCCCACATGTTACAGAGGTGCAGATTGGGCTTGCAAATCAGGCAGTAATAGGTCCAGACGATTACGTTCTAGAAGGTGGAAGAGAATCCGAAGCACAGGTCCTGACCAATAACAGCATCCGGATATTTGATGGAGTGTATTGCATACAAGGACGCCGTGATGTAATCCCGGCAAATGGGTACACGGATGTAACTATTGCAAACGGATCACAGAGTATGAATCGCAATGATATTATTGTTCGAAGATACAAGAAGGATGAAAGCTCAGAGATTGAAACCACTGAGTATGCAGTGATAAAAGGAACGCCAAGTTCAGGAACGGCCGTGGATCCAGAAGTCACGATTGGAGATATCCGTTCGGGAGCAACGCTGCATGAGATGGCACTCTATAGGGTGAAGATTACAGGGTTGAACATAACAGCAGTCGAGCCGATGTTCAATATTCTGAAAAATATGGCAAGTCTACAGAAAGAATTTGCTGAATTAAATAGCAAAACAATACAAATTATAAAAAATAATGATTCTCAGCAAATATACGATTTATGTGGTGGAAAAATAAGAGTTGTGTCCGGCTCAGCAGTTAAAAATGTACGTGGGACAGATTATATATGTCTAGTGGACAAAGATGAACTGAATGAAATTTTTGGTCAGTCATACAGTATAACCCGTCTCAGCATAGCTACATGTAACGGTGACAATGAAGCTACGAATACACGCTTTTTAGGGGCAGAAATCTGGCAAGGCCATATCTATCAGTATTTTGCTCAAAAGTTAAGCTGTAGTGTACGTATTAATTACAGAATAGTTTACACATATCCATAAGCATTTTAGTCAGAAACAGCGATAGGCAAACTATTTCCATGTTCCAAAGCAACGCCAAAAAATCGTAATTGTTTCGCTTGCAGATTTGTTTGAAGAATATATCCATGCTTGAAATAATTCTGTACCAAGCCCATTTTGTGGAATTGAAATCCAAGGAGCACATGATCCGGCTGCTGTTGCTATAACTGAAACCCAGGTTTTGGATTCCATTGGGAGGGGAACATTAACTCTTCCACCACAATAATAATTCCAATTATCTGGAGTTTGCATATTTATATTCTCAAAACGCTTACTTCCCCACATTTCAAGTGTGCCATCAGCGTATTTGCGATAATATCCATTATCATTATGACCAGATTTAATTATGCTATTGCTATTTTATTAAGCAACGAATTGTTGCATCATATGAATTTCCTACATGCTACCATAAAGCAAAAAGGAGATTGATATGGAACAACGGATTATGGACGTGCTTAGGAGGATGCAACCGATATTAGGAGACGAGGAACTCCGGGAGCTTAAGAATGTGCTGCACATGGTATTCGCTGGGTGCGACGTCGCACAAAAGACAGAGGTACAATGCGTGGATGATTCCTGGAGGATTGACCTGGAAGATTACTTAATGTCTAAGGCATTGGAGGGCAAGAGTGTTGATACGGTAAATCGGTATCGATATGAGCTGACAAGATTGTTATCATACATCAATAAGTCGGTGGCAGACATAACAGACGGGGATATATCAAGTTACTTGAGAGCCTACAAGAATATCAGGGCAGTGAAAAATAGTACGCTAAAGGGAGTACGTGCAGTGTACAGTAGCTTTTTCGTGTGGCTCAGAGACAGAGATCGGGTAAGGCGAAATCCGATGGTACTGGTGGAATCAATCAAGGTGGAGAAACGCGTCAAGCGTCCATTCACAGATACGGAACGTGAGCAGTTGCTTAGAAGCTGTGCAACTATCCGGGACAAGGCTATGATGGAATTCTTATATTCCACGGCAGTCAGAGTGTCGGAGCTCGCCAGTCTTAATATTGATGATATCCGGTGGAGCAGTAAGGATCTTATTGTATACGGAAAAGGCGGAAAAGAAAGGACGGTGTACCTAAATGAACGCACGAACATGTATTTGCAGGAATACCTGCAGAGCAGAACCGATAATAATCCAGCATTATTCGTGGGACTTAAGAGTCCACACAATCGGCTATCAAAGGCTGGAATAGAAGATATGATAAGACGTACCGGAGAACGTGCAGGAGTCGAAAAGGCTCATCCACACAGATTTCGAGGTACGTCTATTACTAATGCCATTAACAGAGGCATGCCGTTACAGGAAGCTTCTATCATGGCAGGACACGCTAAAACTGAGACGACAATGCTCTACTGCAGCGTTGATCAGGAATCGGTGAAATATCACCACAAGAAATATTTAAGCGCATAACTTTTTTACCACAATTCACACTCACTTCACACTCGGCAATGGTCGGGTGCTTTTGTTATGCGCTTTTATATACGTAACTTTATTAATGCAAGAAAGGAGGAGTACTTAATAAAATAGCAATAAAAAAGTGGAATGTTTCAGCAAAACTGTAGCGACCGATACGAATATACTTGTTGACTTCTCACCAGAAGTAAATCAAATAATAAAAAACGGTGGAAAAATTATCTCTGCAATCCCTGGCACTACAACAAATTCTAACAATGCATTGGTGTACGGAAAAGTCGCAACCCAAGCATCGTCAAACTGGTCAGAAGTATATGTCAGGTGCAATAGCAATTATTATTCCGGATTGGGCGGAACAACTACACTTACATTATTAGTCGTCTATGAATAAGTCGGAACTCCATATATAGCTGTTACACGTTTGGCTGATAAATTTGGATGGCCGGAGTTAAACTTATGGTCAGCATAATATGAAAGGATATTTATGTTAGTAGCAGTATTTATTGTTAACTTTATTGTAACTGTAGCAATTGTATTTGAATCACTGGCGTATCCATATCCAGTTAGATACTTATTTTTGTCTTTTCGGATTAGAATTGGTGATGCGATACCATCTTCAGTTTCAATGTATATCCAGCGAAAATTATATATTGAATCTGATAGTTCCACATTTTCATTTATAACAGATCCGCTCCATAATGTTTTATCAGTATTAAAATTTTTTATTTTGCTATTTTATTAAGCAACGAATTGTTGCATCATATGAATTTCCTACATGCTACCATAAAGCAAAAAGGAGATTGATATGGAACAACGGATTATG